ATAGCCGACGCTTTTACCTGTTCTTGCTAAAACTTTATTCTCGTTAGTTTCACAAACAGAATGAGATAAATAATATGCAGGCATCTTGATTTTATTTTAAAATTTTTTTGAGGTGATGCATATGAAATATGATTACAATCCTTTAAGTAATCGAACAAAATCAGATCCAGTATCTGAAAATGCTATTAATAATATAATGCATAATGATAAAATTAAAGAAAAAAAAGAAGAAAGGAGCTTCATGAATAAATTTATGAAAAAATTAGCGTATTTTCTAGATAAACAAGGTTATTTCTTATTAAACATATCAGTTATATCTAAAAAATATGGTACAGAATTTAATAAAATTTATAGAAAGTAGATGTTATATGAATAAAGTAATATTAGCAGGACGTCTTGTGCGTGACCCAGAAGTGCGTTATACACAAACAGGAAAAGCAGTGGCTAGTTTTACGTTAGCTGTTAATCGTAGGTTTAGTAGCAGTGATGCTCAACAGACAGCAGATTTTATTCCTATCGTAGTATGGGATAAATTAGCTGAGGTATGTGGTAATAATTTAGTGAAAGGAAGTCAAGTTTTAATAGAAGGTCGTATTCAGATTCGCAGTTATGATGCACAAGACGGAAGTAAGCGTTATGTTACTGAAGTTATAGCTCATGAAATCGAATTTATGGGTAGCAAGCCTATTAATAATGTACAAACTCCACCACAAGCTAAATCATTTGGTTCAGAAGTTCCATGTGATGAAGAAATACCATTTTAAATTAAGGAGCTATAAATTAGCTCCTTTTATATTTTTTTATAATTACCTGTATTTTTTATGCAGAGTCTTTTTGTGCGATATAAAATATTATGTATTACAAAAATGGAGGTATTATAAAAATGAAACGTAGAAAAAGAGATAGTGAATTAATAAAGGCGAGTCAGTATTTAGATTCTTTATGGGAAAAAAAAGAAGATTATCTTTTAGCAGTTAAAGAACTAGATAATCTTAAAAATAATGGTAGTGTTAAAGCTACTATATATGGAGCAGAAGGTGGGCATAGTAATGGCATTAACAGGGACACTTCTAACTTTATTGTGCTGATTGAAAACCATGAAAAGCTTGTTAATGACAAAAAAGAAGAGTATTTATCTCTAAAAACAGAAATAGAAAGCATTGTACAGAAATTAAGTCAATCTAGTTATAGAATAATAATTAGAGCTATATATTTGGTAAACATGTCTCTTGAAGAAGTGGCGTATAGATATCACCATACGTATAGAACAACACAAAGAATTCATAATAAAGCATTGAGAGAGATATATAAAATAAAGTTTTCAAAAAAAATGTCGTATGATGTCGTATAATGTCCTATAATGTCGTATTGTGCTTCATTTCAAAGATGTTATAATTATACTTGTCAAAAAAAGACAAATGTCCCTTAGCTCAATGGTTAGAGCCTTCGGCTTATATCCGAGTGGTTGTCGGTTCGATTCCGACAGGGACTACCAGTTTTAATATATATTAAGTATGTGGGAGTTAATCTATATTTAGGATTAACTCTTTTTGTTTTATAAAAGGAGTTTTAATTGACGTACTCTCCATAGCTAAAGTAAGGGGATTCTGGGATACTGACGAACCTTGCTATCAAAAGACAGTCTTACAAGTTCTCTCCGCAATGGACAACGCCCTGCCCATATTCCCATATTATTATTTAACGAGAGAAAAAATTCTTTCTCCCTCTTTCTTTATATTTATAGCGGCATTTAAATCCCTATCATGATGTTTTCCACATTTCGGACAAGTCCACTGCCTTATTCTTAAATCTTTGAGTTCCTTGTTTTGGTAGCCGCAATTACTGCACAACTGACTTGACGGGAAAAATTTATCTATTTCAACAACGCTCGAACCTGTCTTTTGGGCTTCATATTTCAATTTGTTTACAAAATCGGCAAAACCTAAATCGGATATTTTTCTGCCATAGCGTTTCTGCATGGCTTTTAAATTTAAATTTTCAATAGAAATCAAAGCGTATTTACCGACAAGGTATTGCGCCGTTTTCCAATGAAAATCCTTTCGCATATTTGCTACTTTTTTATGCAGCCTTGCCAAGTTTATTCTCTCTTTTTGGCGATTATTGGAGAATTTCTGTTTGCGGGATAGATTGCGGTTAGCTTTAGCGATTAATTTTGCATTCTGCTTGAAAAACAGCGGAGAAATGATATTGTTTCTCTCTGAACCTGTGAGAAAATTTTTCAGTCCGAAGTCAAAACCGACGCTTTTACCTGTTCTTGTTAAGACTTCATTTTCATTGGTTTTACAGGCAAAATATAAATAAATATCGCCTAACGCATCACGTTTAATGGTTACGGTTTGTATTTTTCCGTCAATATCTCGCGACTTAAAATAACGGTATTTCTGATTGGTTATTCTAATAATATTTCCGTCATACAGTTTCCAACCGGAAGTTTTCAAAGTATACGATTTATACTTGCGTACTTTCTTAAACGACGGCGGAGCTGAACGGATATTATGTTTCTGATTTCTGAAAAACAACTTGTAGGCACGGTCTATGCGCTGAGTTATCTCCTGAACTGCCTGAGAGCCGATTTCTTTAAGATAGCTGAACTTTGCCAGCTTTTTCAATTTGGTTAAGTGATTTTGCAAAGCATAGATATTTAACGATTTTTTGAATAAACGATAATACCGTTTATGAATTGCAATGCAGTGATTATAAATGAGACCTGCCGCATTAATCTGTCTATGAAGTTTTTTGTTTCGTTTGGAATTGTACAGTTTGAAGCAATAGGTTTTCATTTATCTCACCGCCTTATTATTTTTGTTTTTGATTTTCAATATATTGTTTTATTACAGATAATGGTGCTCCTCCAACGGTTGAACAAAAATAACTGTTTGTCCAAAGCGTAGGTATACGAGAACGAAGCCATGGATACTCCTGCCGCAAAATTCTTGATGTACGACCTTTTAGGGCTTTAACAGCTCTATGAATACCAAATTGCGGATCTACTTCTAAAAGAATGTGTACATGGTCGGGCATAACTTCTATTTCAATAATTTCCAATTGAAGTTCTTTTGCTATTTCATGTATAAGTTCTTTTAATCTTGTGTCTACACCGTTTATTAATACTTTTCTACGATATTTAGGACACCATACAATATGATATTTACATGAATATATCACATTATGATTAGATTTATAAATTATTTTGCTCATAGCTATATAATAGCATATAAAGATAATAAATTAAATTATAAACTAAAATGCCCATATGAACTTCTTTATGAACAACTTGTATTTATGAAAAATAAGTTACGTATTTTAAGCGAAAGAGCAAAAATAGAAGGTATTGAATTAATTATGGATTTAAAGAGAGGTTAAAGAAAAAATATGGATATTATGTTGATGATGTTAATTGCTATTATTATGGTCCCAATTAGCATTGCTCTTTTTGTTATTGTCGCAGGTTTAATTGTTAGATATTTTATTGTTAAGAAATTTAAGTTAAAAGAAGATAAACAAACAAATAGGATATTCTAAAAATATAAGGTGGGGAGGAAATGTGTCCAATGAAAACATAAGAGAGTTAGCATATGAAGATTATTGTGCAGGACTGAAATATAAAGAAATCGCCGATAAATATAATGTAAAATTATCGACTATAAAATCATGGGCAACTCGATATTGGAAAAAGAAAAAGTTGCAACCAAAAGAAAAAGTTGCAACCAAAAGTATAAAAAGGTTGCAACCTCAAAACGAAGATACAAGTCACAAAATAGTAAAAGAATTAAAAGATGCAGTAATGTCTGATGATAGTCTAACTGCCGAACAACAAAAGTTTTGTATATATTATGTGATGAGTAATAATGCATTACAAAGTTATTTGAAAGCCTATAGATGCAGTTATGAATGTGCCAGTGCATCAGCTTATAGATTGTTAGGTAAAGTTAGAATAAAAGAAAAAATACATGAGTTAAAAGAAATCATGCGTGAACATATACAGTTGGATGTTAACGACATGGTTATTTTTTTATCTAAAGTTGTTAAATCAGACATACGAGATTATTTAAAGTTTGGTAGAAGAACGATTGAGTTGTCTGAGGGCAATACAATTACAGTAAATTTTGTTGAATTATTAGATAGTGATACTGTAGATACATCATTAATTCAAGAAGTTAAGCAAGGTAGAGATGGTGTTTCATTAAAATTAGTAGATAAGCGTTGGGCTTGGGAAAAATTAGAAAAATTATTAGGATGGACCACACAAGAAGAAGCATCAGAAGAAGTAATAATTATTGATAATATTCCAGAGGTATCAGATGATGAGTAAAAAGCGAATAGAATTAATAAATTTAATACAACCTGCTTTTTATAAAATACATCGTCAAATACACAATCATGAATTCACACATTTTTGGTTTGCTGGTGGTCGTGGCAGTACTAAATCGTCAAAGGTAAGTATAGATATACCTTTGTTACTTATAAAAAATCCTAGTTGCCATGCTGTTGTATTAAGACGTGTAGGTAATACATTAAGAAATAGCGTGTATCCTCAAATTAGTTGGGGGATTAATAGTTTAGGGTTAAGTAATAAGTTTGATAAAAGTATATCGCCATTAGAATTTACTTATAAAAAGACTGGCCAGAAAATATTTTTTCTAGGTTGCGATGATGAGATGAAGATAAAATCATTTAAACCACCGTTTGGATATGTAGGTATGGTATGGTTTGAGGAATGTAATCAGTTTGTTAGTATGGAACAAATACGTTCACTTCTGCAGTCATTATTGCGTGGTGGTTCGAAATACTGGGTATTTTATTCATATAATCCACCCAAAAGCAGAGATAATTGGGTAAATTTAGAAGTATTGCATGATGAACCAGATAAAATAGTAAATCATAGTTCATATTTAACTGTTCCGAGAGAATGGTTGGGAGAACAGTTTATTTTAGAAGCTGAAAAGTTAAAAAATAAAAATTATGACCGTTATAGGCACGAGTATTTAGGTGAAGTTACAGGTAACGGTGGAAATGTTTTTGATAATGTAGAAGATATTAGGTTAACAGATAAACAAATTTATGAATTTGATAGATTGCGTTATGGTATTGACTTTGGTTTTTCGATTGACCCGTTCGCTTTCACTGCTATGCATTATGATGCTAAACATGAAGACCTATATATCTTTGATGAAATTTATCAGCAGAAATTAAAAAACAGAACTGCAGCCAGATTGATGAAACCTATATGTAAAGGTCGATTGGTATATGCTGACAGTGCTGAACCTAAGTCTATTGAAGATTTAAAAGATGAAGGCATTAATATATTAGCTACTAAAAAAGGACCAGATAGCGTAGATTACGGCATGAAATTTTTACAGTCTTTGGAACATATTTATATAGACAGAAGGCGTTGTCCTAACACATATAATGAATTCTTAAAATATGAGTACGAACAAAATCGTAATGGAGACTTTATTTCTGCATATCCTGATAAGAATAACCATGCAATTGATAGTGTCCGATATGCCTTAAACGATATAATCATGAAACGCTCATTTAAAATGTTCGATAAATCTAAACTAGGTCTATAGTTAGGAGGGATTAACATAATTATTCAATCTGATATAAAAGAACTGACTCCATCTGCAATAAAAAAATTATTGGATCGACATAATAAAGAAATCAAACGATTAGACAAAATGTTTGATTATTATTCTGGCAAACATGAAATTCGTTTCAAAAAACGAAAAGACCCTTCTGCACCAAACAACCGAATAGTAAATAATTATTGTGCTTATATTAGTGATATGAGTACAGGATTTTTTATCGGCAAACCAATTTCTTATACTTCGAAAAATGAAAAGGCTTTAGAAACAATAAACGACATTTTTAAGTATAATGATGAACAGGCCCATAATTTGGATTTAGCCGAAACAGCTAGCATATGTGGTTATTCATACGAACTCCTATATCTAGACGAGGACAGTAACATTCGCTTCACGGCTATTGACCCGAGAGAAGTGATTTTGATTGCAGATACTACTGTCGAAAAGAATATTAAGTTTGCCATTAGGCATTATGAAATTCTTGATTTAAGTGGAGATAATGCTATCACTTATATAGATGTATATGACGAGAATAACTACAAGAATTATAAATACGAGCAGGGACGTTTTACTGAAATCGGTAGCGGTAGTCATATGTTTGACGGTGTGCCAATAATCGAATATCCGAACAATAAATATCATTCTGGTGATTTTGAAGGTGTTATATCACTTGTTGATGCATACAATAAATCGCAGTCTTTATCAATAGATGATATGGAGGACTTCACTAATGCATTTTTAGCTTTTAAAGGCTTCGGATTTGCTGATGATGATAATCGAAAAAAAGAAATTCATGATATGAGAGAAATGAAGGTTCTGTTATTGCCGAGTGATGGAGATGTTTCATGGCTTGTTAAAGATATCAATGACTCGTTTGTTGAGAATATAAAAAATCGCCTAAAATCGGATATTCATAAATTCAGTAATGTTCCGGATATGACAGATGAAAATTTTTCTGCTAACGCTTCAGGTGTTGCTATCAAGTATAAGCTAATCGGTTTGGAACAGATACGCAGCCGCAAAGAAAGGTTATTTAAAAAAGCTGCCCAACGCAGAATTGAACTTATTTTCGGCGTAAATTCGTTACTAAACAATAATTTTGATTTCCGTGATATTGAGCTTACCTTTAGCGATAATATTCCAGCAAATGTCAAAGAAATGGCAGAAATCGTAAACTCTTTAACTGGTATTGTTTCACAATCTAAACTGCTCAGTTTGTTGCCGTTTATCAGCGACCCGCGAGACGAAATGGAAATGATAAAAAAGGAAAACGAAGACAGTATTGATACCGAATACTTTACGAATACCAACAGAGGTAATGACGGTGAAATAAATGAATAATAATGAAGATTACTGGAAAAAGCGTGCGGAAGAACGTGAAGCTGAATGGGCTAAAAAATCCAAAGATACGATTGAAAAAGAGCTGGCCGAATATTATGAGCAGGCTCTTTCTCGTATTACCGATGATATAGCAGTATTATACGGCAGATATGCTAAAGATAACAATCTTACCTATGCGGAAGCTAATAAACTTTTAACAAGTAAAGAGTTTAAACAGTGGCGAATGTCATTAGAAGAATATCTGGATGCCATAGACCGAACCGGCGACAATAAATTATTGCTGGAACTCAATACCCTTGCCATGCGTAAACGAATTTCACGCCTTGATAAACTGTATAGCGATACTTTAAAAAATCTCCATAAACTCAGCATGAACAGCGAAAACTGCATGACAGAGTTTCTGAGCGGTGCATACAAGGATAACTATTATAAAAATTTATTTGATATCGGTAAGACAATCGGTATCAAGTCATCTGTAAGTGAAGTTGATGATAAAAAAATACGTAAAGTTTTAAATGCTTCGTGGAGTGGTAAAAACTACAGTCAGCGTATCTGGAAAAATACAGAGCAACTGTCCAAGCTCATAAAAAACGAGATAACAAACGGTTTTCATCGTGGCGTATCCGTTAACAAAATGGCAAAACTTGTACAACAGCGCATGAATGTCGGCAAGCATGAAGCGACACGCCTTGTACGCACTGAAATGAACTACGTACAAAATCAGGCGGCACTTGACAGCATAAAAGACGCGGAAATGAAATATTATATATTTCTGGCGACTTTGGACAAAAAAACATCTACTGTATGCCGGGCGCATGACCGTAAGATTTATCCGGTGGACAGAGCTACGCCCGGAACAAATATGCCGCCGCTTCATCCGCATTGCCGTTCAACCATTGCCGGCAATCTTACTGATT